CTGTTGATGTTGCATATAGAAATAGTCCTTCAGTGGCATTTATGATGCATGATAATATTTTATCTGCTGTTAGAAAGTTAAATTTTGATACTGCAAATAATCCATTATTTCAACCATCATTGAGAGAAGGTGCGCCAGATAAACTTTTAGGCTACAATTATTTTGTAATTAATTGTTTGCCTTCTGCTCAGCCAACTGCTGCAAACATCATGTTCTTTGGTGATTGGTCTAAATATGTTATAGGTCAAGTTTACAACAATGTGCTTGTGCCATTGCGTGAGCGTTTTATGGATGAGATGGAAATTGGTTTCCTAATGTATGCTCGTTATGATGGCAAATTGCTTCAAACGGCTGCAATTAAGCACTTAAAGAATCTGTAAATAATATTGGAGAGTCTAATTTGGAGGAGTTGCAATATACTCCTCCATTTTTAAAAATACTAAAATGGCTTGGAAAGTTACGACAGCACCAGTAAATGAACCTTGGACACTTGCCGAGGTAAAAAGCTATTTAAAGATAGATGATTCTAACGAAGATTCAATGTTAAATACTTTAATTAAAGGTGCAAGGATGGTGGCTGAAAGTTATCTTAACCAAGGTTTAATAACTCAAACAGTTACAGAAAAGTTAGACAGGCTTGGCGATCCTACTATCTATCTTAGTGTTTCTCCAGTGCTTGCCGTTTCCTCTTTCCAATATGCTAATAGCGAAAATACAACAGCTACATTTGCAGCGACAGACTATGTCGTTGATACTTTTTCTAAGCCTGCCAGGCTAAACCTTGGCTATGGCAAAACATGGCCTACATTATACGGTAATATTAACGATGTTACAATAACTTATACTGTTGGCTATGGCACAGAATCAAGTGCTGTACCTTTCCAAATAAGACAAGCTATTCTTTTAATGGTAGCAGATACCTATGAGAATAGACAAGATTACGTTAAGAGATTACCAACGGCATCTCAATATTTATTAGACCAATATCGAGTACAATATTTCTAAATGAAGTATAATAAAAATGAAATTATTGGTCGAATGCGTGATCGGATTACTATCCAAAATGTCACGCGTTCAAAATCTGGCACAGGTTATGCCTCGGAGTCATGGGCAGATATTACAAACGTTTGGGCAAATGCTGAAATAAAATTATCTCCATCAAATGAAACGGTTATAGATGGAAAGAGTACTGCAAAAAATATAAGCGATTTTACCATTAGATATACAACTGATATAAGCGAAGAAAGCCGTATAGTTTGGAATGGAAAATTATACCAAGTAAAGAATATTAAAGTAAGTCACGATAGGAGATTTATAAGTTTTCAAGGAGAGTTTTACGACTCCTACATTATTACAGGTGTTTCCGTTGCTGCCATTCTTTCGGCAAATGCAAGTCTATCTTCCAATTTCAAGATTATACAAAGCGTCCTTGCTGCAATGAATGCGATAGCAACGACAAACGCTGGATTAACAGTTAGCCAACAAGGTCAAGTATTGCCTGCGGCTTCCCTCTCTGCATCTGGAAATGTTTCTGCAAGTGTTACAAAAGTGATACCAATCAATAGCGATGTTACGGCAAATGGCACTTTAGCCGCTGCGGTGACAAAAGCTATAAATATAAATAGTTCATTAAATGCAAATGCTACTTTAGTTAGTAATGCTTTAGTAAGCAAAACTTTAATAAGTACGTTAACTGCCAATGCTACTACTTCGGCTGCAGTTGACGTTGTAACACAAGGCTCTGTTAGTGTGGTTGCCTCATTAACTGCTTTAGGCACTGTTGCAGCTGACATTAAGCGTACAGTTACTTTGCAAAGTAGTCCAACTACCAGTGCATCAACTGCCTTAGATGCTAAACTTACCAAAGTAATTGACGCATCTATGAGTGCTGCTGCAACTACTCAAAGTTCGGCACAATTAACCATAGCAGTTAACGCAGCTGCAAATGCTACGGCTAACACAATGGCAAATGCTTCATTATCATACACAGTTAATGCCCAATTAAATGCAACGGCACAGACAACAGTTGACGCACAAATAACAAGGATTATCTCCGCTTCAATGACTGCAACGGCACAGACAACGGTTCAGGCAGGCATCGGTGTTACCTTTGTAGCTTCTGCCATGGCATCGGCATCGTTGACAAGTGCAAGTGTATTAAGAACGGCAACAATGGCGGCAAGTGTAAGCGGAGCGGCAACGGTTACGGCTGATGTTACTGCGGCTGCGCCTGTTGTTGAAATAGATTACCTTGTAGTTGCTGGTGGTGGCGGTGGTGGAGTATATGGTGGCGGAGGTGCTGGTGGTTTTAGGAATGGAAATCAAACTTTAAATAAAAATCAAAATTATATAGTTACTGTACTTGGAGGTGGTGCATCAACCGTAGCTAATGATTTAAGTAATAATGGTACATCTGGAAATCCTTCAACTTTTAATGATATTACATCTGCTGGTGGAGGTGGTGGTGGTAATCAAAGGTCTGGAACTAATGGTGGTTCGGGTGGTGGTTCTGGTGCATCTGGAACTGGAGGTACAGTATTTTCAGCCGCTCTTGGTAATACTCCAAATACAAGTCCAAGTCAAGGTAATAATGGTGGTGTTAACTTTCCACAAAGTGGTGCTGCACCTGGCGGAGGTGGTGGTGGTGCTGGTGCAGTAGGTGTAAATGCAGTTGTAAATAATGCTGGAAATGGTGGTATTGGTAAACAAAACACAATCGTAGGTTCAACGGCTGGTCAGTTAAGTGGTGGCATTTATTATTTAGCTGGCGGTGGTGGTGGTGGCACAGAATCTGGAACTGCTGGAACTGGTGGTTTAGGTGGTGGTGGAAATGGTGGTGTAAATGCTATTGGAAATAATGGTAGTGATAACACTGGTGGAGGTGGTGGCTCAAAAGGTAATTTTACATTAAATGGTGGTAATGGAGGTTCAGGTATTGTTATTATTTCGTACCCTGATACAAATGGCAATGTTGTTGTACCTATTGGTTTGTATTATAAAAATAGTATAGGAGTTAAAACGATAGGTGCTGGTATTGCAGTAACTCCAACAAATACGACTGGAGGCAAAAAGATATATGAATTTTTAGAAGGTTCAGGTAATATTCAATTTACATAACATGGGACATTACGCTTTAATTAATAATGAAAATTTTGTTGACCAAGTTATTACAGGCGGTGGTAATAGCGATGATATAATGTTTGAAACATTATATGGAGATTTTCATAATTGCGTCGCCAAACGCACATCTTATAACACACGTGGAGGCATTCATTACCAAGCCGACAACAATACACCAAGCCAAGACCAAAGCAAGGCATTTAGAAAAAACTATGCTGGAATTGGCTATTATTACGATAGTATAAGGGATGCTTTTATCCCTCCTAAACCTTTTCCATCTTGGACATTAAATGAACAAAGTTGCCTTTGGCAATCACCTATACCTTATCCAAACGATGGCAAAAGGTACACATGGAATGAGGAAATTGGCAACTGGGAAGAAATAAACCTAACACAATGAAAATAGCCATTTTTACAAACATCAACTCCCCTGCTACCGACTTTTACCGGACAGTTGGCTGCTATGCCTACATGGGCTATGATATAAGATACCTTGCCATTGAATCGGCAAAATGGTTTGATTTAATGGATGTTGATGTTGTAGTGGCTAAGTCTCCTAATGGCATGGCTTACTTTGAAATGCTAAGGGAGTGTAAGAGAATGGGTAAGAAGATCATTATTGACCATGACGATAATTTACACGAAACAACACGCACTAATCCTGCACACATTGGATTAAGCCATGAGGCAATGCGTAAAACGGTGGAGGATTGCTTCAGCTTTGCTGACCATATAATTTATTCTACCGATGCCTTGCAAAAGTATTATATGCCGTATCACGAAGGCATTGCAAGCACTGTTATAAATAATGGATGGAATCCAATCATTCAGCCATTCATGCCAGTGCCTAATATAGAAGATAAGATAAGATTTATTTGGCGCGGTTCTATGCACCACTTGGATGACATAGGCAGCATAGCAAGTTATATAAATGAGTTAGCGGAAGATGAGAGCTGCGATGTTGCCATGCTGGGCATACAAGATTTTATTATGGCTCACTTGTTCCCAAAAGTAAAAACAAAGGAATGGAATAGCTCACTGTTTGGCTACTTTGAAACATTAAACAATAGCCAATGTCACTACGGATTATTTCCGTTACTTAAAAACGATTTTAACTTTGCAAAGAGTAATATATTTGCCATTGAGATGTTAGTTGCTGGCGGTGTAACCATTGCGCCAAAGGGCATACCAGAGTACAATATACCAGGAGTAATAAAGTACGAAAACTTTGGCGATGTTTTAATAGCTGTAAAAAACAAGGACTTTGACAGAGAGGCAATAGTAAAGGAGGGGAGAGAGTATTTGAACGATGTGCTTCGGGTAGATAAGCAAAACAAAAAGAGAGAACTAATTTTAAATAATTTAAACTAATAAATCATGGCAGCTTTTTCAAATTATTTGGAAGACCAAATAACAGGATGGATTGCAGGTACTGCTTTTGCAAGTGTTCCATCGGCAACTTTTGTTCAGTTATATAACGGTGATCCGACAGACGCAGGCACTGGAGGCACTGCTATTTTTGGCAGGCTTTCAGTTGCATCTGGTGCAGGATCATGGACAAGGGGTACAGGAGGAAATGGTACAATTACAAATGCATCTGCCTTTACAATTACTTCAAGTGCTACGGCTTCCGCATCTGCTACTCACGTTGCTGTTTGGGACGCATCTGCATCAGGTAATTTACTTTTTTTTGGTTCTTTAACGACTGCAAAAACAATAGCAGTAAGTGATGAAGTAAAATTTACTTCAGGTACTTTGACGCTTACAATTGCCTAAAAAATAGGAGAATGCTTATGTGTTCTCCTATTTAAAACTTTACTATGACTTATATAACTCAAAAGCAAATAGCCAATTTAAAAAGAGCATCTGGTTCAGGTGTTAAGAGGCAAGGTTTGTTTGCTAATGGTTTGGCAGAAACAGTCATTGAGCTTGATAGTATTTTGAGTAAAATTACTGTTGAAAAAAGGATGGATGTTATCAACGCTGGAATGCCTGCTGCATTAGCAGTTTATAAGTCATTAATTCCTATGTCAAAAAAAGACCATAAGGTTAGTGCTTTTGCAAAAGGTGGTGTAAAGTCGGGAAGTAAAAAAGAATACAAATACACAGTTAAGCCGGGCAACTTAAAAAGGTCAATAAAATCTTTAAGTGAATTATTGACAAAATACAAATGGAAGACTGGCGCAATCGGGCCTCATTACAAAGTACAGCCAGATGGATCATTTTTAAATAGTGATGAAAAATATGATGGTTTTTATGCGCACATGATTTATGGCTCTGCTAAAGCATGGCGCACAAAGATTGTAATAAAAGCTAAGAATATGTCTGCATCTATTGTATATCCAAAGATGATTGCAGAAGCGAAAGAAGTAGTTAAAATGTACCCTAAAAAGTTTTGGGAATGATAGGAAAAGTTATATACGGAAGGTTAATTAACGATGTTAATGTTACTACCATTGTTGGAGAAAAAATATATCCTGATTTAACTCCTCAAGATGTTCAGTATCCCTTTTGCGTATATACTATCGTCAACTCCACTCCCGTTGATTTTAAGGATGGGCAAAGCAACTTAGAAGAAGTGCAATTTCAGATAGATTGCTACACACAAAGCTATGATAGTACGCAAGAGCTTGCAAACAATGTTAGGAACAATCTTGATAGATTTATGGGCACGGTTAACACAGTTAGTGTGCAAACTATTAAATATATGTCAAGCGATTCTCAAGTCTACAATCCTACTTTAAATGTTTACTGGATGTCAGTTGATTTTATGGCAAGAATGAAAAGATAACTATGAAACTAAGATTAATAAAAGAGTGGAACGGCAAGCCAATAGGCGCGACAGGTGTATTCCTTTCCGACTTTGGCCAGCAGCTTGTTGCCGATGGCATTGCCGAGCGTCTTGATGATGACTTTGTTGTTGAGCAGATGCCAGAGAAGAAAGTGCAAGAGGCACCTCAACCTATTTATATTCCAGTGCCAATGCCAATGGAGTATTTTCAAGATGAGAATGAATTGGAAAAGATTGATGTTAATATAGATTTGAAAAAAGCTAAAAAATAATATTATGGCAACAACTGGAATAATTAACGGTACGTTGATGAGGTTATACAAAGATAGCACTGCTATTGGTTATGCTACATCCTGCCAAATGAACATCTCTTCTGAAATGCGTGAAATTCTTACAAAGGATTCAGCAGCTGGAGAATGGAGAGAAGTAAAGAAAGGTCAGCTATCGGGCACACTGTCTACGGAGGCATTGTACGCAGGACCTGGTGATTCATCTACAAATTACTTGTTTGATGATCTCTTTACCGACTTAATATCGGGCACTGCCTTAACGATTAAGTTTACTACCGATGTGCAAGGAGACAATGTGTTTACCATGCAAGCTATTTGCACAAGTTTAGACCTTAATGCTGCGGTGGAAGAAAATACAAGCTATTCAGCATCCTTTGAGGTGACTGGTGCAATCGTGAAGACAACAAAAGCATAATTTAAAAATTACCTGACATGAAAACAATTAATATTGCCAATACGACTATTCCAATTAAATTTGGAATGT